TTTTTCTAGTGAACCTGGATCTGGAAACACTGGAGCAGCTGGAGGAACCTGTGCGATTACAACTAATACAACAAGTTGGAATTCCAGTTCAAATTATACTTTTGTTAATGGAGCCAAGGGAGGTAATGCTAATGTTTCAGGTATTTCAAGTGGTAAAACAACTAGTGGTAGTGGGGCTATATATAGAAGTAGTGGCACATATGGTGTTAATGATATAGCTAGAGCAGGACCATCATCAAGTTTTAGTCTAGGAAATATAACAGCTAATAGTCAAGGTGGTGGAAGAAGTCCAACATTGCCTTCTGGTTATGGTGCTGGCGGAGCATCTACCCCTCCTAATTATCCGGGGACAGGAGGAACACCTTCAAATTATAGAGATGGAAAATCGGGTTGTTGTATTATTCTTTTAACTTAAATAAAATAAATTTAAACATATTATACTTAATACTATAATATGCTTTCAAAAATAAGCGAATTTGCCAATAATAAAGATAACCAAGAGCGTTTAAACTGGGACGAATACTTTATGTCTATTGCCCTACTTGCATCATGTAGGTCTCCTTGTGAACGATTGCACGTCGGTTCTACCATAGTAAAAAATAATCGTATCATTTCAATGGGTTACAATGGTTACATACCTGGAGCTCCACATGTAAGTCGTGTCCAAGACAATCACGAACAATCTATTATTCACAGCGAAATCAATGCGATTACCGATTGTGCAAAACGAGGCGTATCTTTAGAAGGTGCCAAAATATATATAACGCATTATCCATGTGTAAATTGTTTTCGTTCTATAGCGGCATGTAACATTAAAGAAATATATTATCACAATGATTACAATAATAATCCAATTGTTCAAGAATTGGCAACAGACTCTGCTATAACAATTAAAAAGTTTTAGAGTTTTCACCTTTTTTCATTTAATACGTATAAATTTATATTAAAAAATAATTTTATTTATTATATATGCCTTTTATTACTTTTATTTATAAAGTTGGAAAAAAATCTAAGACATATTATGGAAAATATTGTTTTAATTATATTTCAGATGATCATGAAGGTTTAGATAATGAAGTTGAATATATTTTGAAACAAAGCTTAAATCAGTATAGAAAAAAAAATAATATTGAGGAAATAAAATCAAAACTTATAATTGGGATATTATCATTTTCATCAAATGAAAGCATCCCAACATATTCCACAAATAATGAAATAAAATGTTTTGATTTTTATAAAAATGATGATGAGAAAATATACATTAATGGAAAATTGATATAAAATGTGTGTATTACAAGTTTACGAAATGCCCATTATTTATAATCAATATTATTATAAATAATATAAATATTATACATCGTATAAATACAATGGAAATATATACCCACAATTTAAAAATTATTTTAGTTGATGGTAGTGGAAATATTATATTAGACGATAAATTTCTGGACGAAATTAAAAATACATTATGTCAGTTAAATACAAAAAAAGTTATATGGAATGGTAAAAATATAGATATAACAATTAGATGGCACAGAAAAGAACTAAATAATATAGAAAAACAATTTATAGGTGATTTATATTCAATTCCTGCATACAATTTTGATAGTATTATTGTAAATCATACAAACCAAATTATTTCAAACATAAATAATAAATCAAATTATAATATTAAATTTTATATATCTAGACTTATTGGAGATAAAACTATTTGTAGAGATTCATGTGGTGTAGTATAATTAATAATTTAACTAAACTACTTTATAAAGTAAATGAAATTAACAAATAGTTTGAATTTTTATATTTATATTTTTTTTATATAATAAAATGGGCATTTTGTAAACTAATAAAATGTAATGTTTATACATTTACATTATTATTTTTAATTTTACCAGGACATTTATCACCATAACATTTATTTTGATAATAATAATAGTCTAAATTAATAGTTTTTCCATTATTATTTGTATTAAAAGTAGGGCCATCCGCATTTCCTGCTAGACATTTTTGTTCACTTGTTAAAACACAACACGAAGTAGCATTACAATTTTTTCTCGTTAATTTACCACATTGTGTGTTCAAATCACCGCTAGATCCTTTATAAGATTCACAAAAAGCATCTGCTCCTGTGATAATATTTTGTTCCAGTCCTTCAATAGTCGATTTTTGAAATACTTTTTTGTAGTAATTCCCCGTCTTAAAATTTATGGCATCTAGAATAAATAATATAAAAGCAAATACAAATAAAATGATTAAAACATTTAGAGAATATTTTATTATATTTTTATTCATTTAATATAATAAAAGTAAATATTTTATATGTATAATTTATAATATGTCAAAATCGCGTAAACATAATAAAAGAATGACAAAGTCAAGCAGAAAATCAAAAAAAATGTATATGTCAAGAAGAAAACCAGATATGATAAAAAATACAGCTGATACTGCTTTATATGGTATTAAAACAATTGGAAATGTAACTAAAAATGTAGTTTCTAAATCAGCCCCTATTGTTGAAAAAGGAGTTACCTCTGTTTATGGAACAATGGCAACAGGATTTGATTTAGGTGTAAAGGGTGCTAAAAGTGCGGTAACATCTATTGCACATTTGAGAGAAAAAAAGCGATCAAATCGTAAAACACATAGAACATATTAAATTTCCTGTATTTTAAATCCTTTGGTTGTTTTAACACGTTTATGTTTAACATTTTTTTTATGAAAATCATGATGACAACCTTCACATAATGTCATTAAATTAGCCAATTTATTTTTATGAAAAACATTATCTTTATTATTAATAATTCCATCATCATTTGCGTCATTTTGATGTTGTAAATGATGTACTTCTGTACCCATATTTTTTCCGCATTTTTCACAAAGATTAATAATCTTTTTTGAGTTATAATGAGAACCTTTGAGAGAAAGTAAACTAGCGGAATCAGGGTTATATTTCATTCTTATATTATATGCTGCTTCTAGAAAATCATTGGGTAAACTTAGTGATTTACAAACTTCTAATCCATATAAATTATTACCAGGCCCATCACGTAATTTGCGATCATAAATAAGCATGTCCTTTTCTTTATCGTATACAACTGCCATATGTTTAAGGGAAACATTTTCTAAACTAGTAATTTCATCATAATTAACTATTTCGTGTAAATGTGTAGCAAATATAAAACTACTTTTACACTGATACAATCTTTGAATACCTGCGACAAAAATACTAATCGCGGATGTATTTTCAGTACCAGAACATAACTCATCACCTAAAATTAAACTATTTGGATCCGCAAGTCGTAATATAGTGCGCAGCTCCGACATTTCAACAGCAAAGGTTGACAACCCTTTAAAAATATTATCGTTACCAAGAATACGTGTAAAAATATATTTATAAGGAAAATATTGAAAAGAAGAACAAGGAACAAATAGTCCTGATTGAGCCATGATGAGAGAAATACCTAATGCTCTAATTAAACTTGTTTTCCCAACCGCATTTGTTCCATATAAAAGCAATCCATCGTTTTTTCCATTACCCAAAACAATATCATTTGTAACATATAATTCATTATTTTGTAGTTGTTCAATTAAACAATGACGTAAATTTTTGGCATCGACAAAAGATTTATCCGCTTGAACTATATTTGGTTTACAATAATTATATTTTTTAGCAATAGTACACTTAGCATAAAGAATATCAATTAATGTAATAAAATTAATAATAGATTCTAATTTTTGCTGATAACACTCAAAATTAGTAACAAACTTATTAAATACTAATAAAATCAAGTCTTTCATTGAAATCCGAATAGATGATATATTTTTACACAAACTATTTATTTGTTCATCGTCAATAGAATTATTGGTTGATGTTTGTTTTACAAAATTGAATTGTTTTTTAGAAACATTCAAGTCAAATGTTTTTTTATTATTTGTTATATCAAAATTTAATTTTACAATTGTATTTGTAGAAGGCAACGCATCTTCCAAAAGCTTACAGCGCCGTGAGGTACAAATAAGACTATAATTATTTTTTTCAGTTTCATGAATCTTTACATAATCTGTTGTTTTCCCTTTTTTTTCTTTATTTTCAATAATTCCACTTAAATATTCTCTAATAGATTCTAATTTTAGTTCTGATTCTTTTAATGTATCTGTTTTTTTATCTAATTCCACATCAACATTTCTTTGAATAAAATTAGTTTCAAAATTTTGTATTTGATCAATATCTTTGGCTAATTCCAAAAATATATTTTGACTAATAAAGCTTGTTAATTCATCACAATAATTTCTTATATTTAAAATATTCTTTTCAAAAATACTTAAATAATCTATTAAAAATGAATCTTCTGATATTTTATCATAAATTTTTGCAATTAACAAAATATTATTATAAAGAGTATAAAAGGACTTGGGAGAAATTTTTTTAAGAAATATTTGTCTTTCATTTTTTGATATATCTTTAATACAAGAAAGATTCGTTTTTAAAAAACTATTATATTTTTCATCTGATAAATACGTGATAAAATATTCAGTAATATTATATTCACGTTGAAGATATTCTATATTTGTTGTGGGGTTTAAAAAATTATATGTAAATTTACGTTTTCCCATTGGCGTCAAACAAACATTCAACATTTTTAAAACAGACGAATATTTTCCATTATAATTGCTGTCATCAATTACATTTAATTGTTTTAAAGAATGATTTGCTAAAATTAATCTATCGGAACAATTTTCAAAAATAGGTTCAGTTATTTTATTAACCAAATAAGGGTTGTGTTGATAAACAAAATCTAATAAGTAACAAAAGGATTGAGCGGCAATATTATTGTCATAAAAATTTTGATAAAACACATCAAAGTCATTAATTTGGTAGAATTTATTTAGAATCTCCTTTTGATATGTTTGTTTTTCACAATTTTTAACTCTTAATACCTTTTGTGTTTGTAGATTTGTTTCACTTGTAATACATATTTTATGAATTAAATTACATTTAATATCGGCATAACTAATAATATAATCCATTTCTTTTTCATCTGGTAAATTAGAAATAAAAATAACTTCGCTAGGATTATAAATAGAAATAAAACGTTCTAATTCATCATATGTAGTAGGATTATTTAAATATGTCTCTTTAAATTGAAAAATACTAGTTTTTCCAGTAAAAATATCAATATTTGATATACCAACAATAACATATTTGCCTTTCATAAAAACCTTATTCTCTATTAAATCAATCCAAATACATGTTATGTTGTTTGTTAGGTTCTGTGATTCATTTGAAAAATATGTACCTGGAGAGAAAACACCACTGCAACTGCGGGTTGTATTTTTTGCTGCTTCATCTTGAGAATAAACAACTGCTGTAAATCCAGCATCTTGTATTTTTCTTAAATATTTTTCAATCATTATGTCTTTAAACCCAGCCATTAAAATATCATCGGTACCAACACATACATTTTTTTCAACCACATTTAATTCACATATTTGAGAGAAATCATTAATCTTACTACCAGTAATAGTATTTGTATTTTTATTATTTTTAGCATACACTTCAAAAAAACTACCTACTTGCATTAATAAAATTGTATTTTCACCATATTCATCTTGATAACGTTTTGTTAATTCAAAGTATTCTTTTATGAGCGCCATTATATTAAATATATATTTCTCTCTTTAATATATATTTAATTAGTTTATTTTCACATGATAACCCAAGATTTAATAATTATCTAATGTTATAATTCAACAAATTTATCTTCTTTTATAAATACTAATTTTGTTAAAAACATTTTTTTAAGATATTTATACCATTCTTTTGATATTATATTTAAAGTATGATATAAATATTTTATTATTACTAAACCATATGTTGCGTAAAATGGTAAATTTCTTTTACCATTATGTTCATATAATATAGCATCTTTATATTTTTCATCATAAATAGAAAATTCAACATTAACATCGTTTTCTGGCTCTTTATACATAATTTTAAATCCTTCAACTAAACTATTATCATAATTAAGTACCCAAACAATTTTTTTAAAATCATATTTATCTACATTTAAAAATGTTTGTAATTTGGTAATAGTACTTTTAATATTATCAGTAAATAATGCTACATCAATATCACTACTTTTTGGTAAATAATCATTACGTTGAACACTTCCAAAATAAAATATTTTTGTATCTAAAAAAACCTTTATTTTTTCAAAAAATATCTTATTATATTCTGACATTGTATTTTTAGTGATTTCCATATATTAATATATTATAAATATATTATTTTATACTTATTATAGCATTAGGCAATTCTTGTCCTAGATAATTTCCAATTAAAATATTCTTAAAATATTTTAGGGTATCATCTGATAATATATTAAATTTATAATATAACAATTTTAAAATATACAAAACATAAGTAATATAAAAAGGTATATTATTATTATTGTTAACATTATTCATTATTAATGGTTTGTATTTTTTGTCATATAATACTATTTCCAATGATAAATTATTATCAATATCATCATAATTTACTTTATATCCATGAACTAAACTACTTGTTCTAGGTAATTTTTGATAAATCTTCCTAATTTTTGGTATATCTAATATTTGTCTAATTTTTACAATTGTATTTTCAATATTATCACTTATGATCGCAATATCAATATCACTATAATTTTTTAGAAAATCAAAACGTGTAATACTTCCAAAAAAAATAAATTCACAATCAATATAATCTTGAATTTTTTTTAAAAAATAATAGTTTTTTTCAGATATTTTATGTTTTATTTGTTCCATATTAAAATATATTTATATTAAAATTATAGTTCTTTATCATCTTTTATTAAATTATGTATTAATGTATCTGTATTACTATTAGTAATTTCACCTGCTAACATTGATGATTCATATATTTTTCGAATAACATCATTTGGTGCGGTGCTTCCAATTTTAATTAAATTATGGTCTTTTAAATATGATTTGATATCATTAATAGATTTTTTCTTAAGTTCTCTATGAGCAGATAAAACTTGTTTTCTTGTGCCTCTATCTTTTATTAAAACCCCGATTGATTTTTTAATTTTTGATTTACCAAGAGTATATTTACGTCGAATAGTTTTTTTTATGAATTTTTTAGTATGTATTTGTGATTGATTCTCCATGTTATTAATATTTGTACCACCTATATTATTTGTATTGTTTGAATTAGATAAAATTAGAGGATTATTACTTTCTAAACCTTGATTTGTTATTTCTTGTACATCAGGTACAATACTTGAAACTGATGTATTAATTATAATATCATTATTATTACCATTATTACCATTATTTATAACATTTTGTTTTTCTTTAATTTTATTTTTTAAATTATTTAATCTATTCTCTCTTTCATTTGTTTGGGTAGTAATATTTGGTTCAAGCAACGCTACCTTCGGTTCAACCACTAGCGATGAATTAGGTTGTGTATTTGAAATTGTTGTGTCCGATATATTTTTATAAGTTTTATTCCAAACCTTATATGTAGGTTTTACACCATTTTTAAGACATCCATACGGCAAATTATCAACCTTGTAAGGAGTTAAAGTAAATGGTTCTGTAATATAGTTTATTTCGGGTAGAGTATTAACAGGAATTAATTGTTCTTTAAGCTCCTCTGGCAAATCAATATTTACAATTGGTAAATTAGTTGGAGATGATAAAATAGATTGATAATTTTTTAAAGTTCTTCTCTCTAGTTCTTCTTTTCTTTTCTGTTTATTTTTTTCAAATATATCTTTTTGCTCATCAATCTTTTTTTGTTTTGATAAAGTTTGTAAATAATTAATTGAATCATTAAATTCATCTGTATAATTTCCTAAATCACTATCATTTGTGTTTATCTCAGTATTCCCTCCAATATGTTGTTCATTATTTTTTGGTATTTTTTTTTTATTATTTTCTAAATTCTCGGTTTCTTTAATTTTATGTTCTTTAATTCTTTTTAAAAGCTTATTTTTTAAAACATTTGGAGATATTAAAGGAATATTGGTCGGTTTTTGTTTGTTTTCTCTCTTTTTTCTAGTCTTTGAAGAACCTCCAATATTAAACAAATCAGGATTAATATCTATTTTTTTATTTGACATTTGTATTATAATAATAAACAAAAAACTATTTATACAAACAACACATTAAGAATAAATAGAATTATATAGTTGTTTTTTCATAAATTCAGTATCTTTCCTATTTTTTATATCATCATTTTTTAAATATAACTCAAAACCTTTTTCTAAATCCTTAATTGTTATTTTTTTCTTTTCAGATTCGGGTTTACAAAATACACGTTTACTATGAGCTATTTTTGTTTTAGCTAAAATGGTCTCTATATCTCTACCAAAAAATTTAAAATAATCATAATTTTTCTTAAAAAAAATAGATGTATTTTTTGAATCTTCGTTTAATTCCCAACCAATATCATGTACCTTTTTAATAAATATTTTATGTAAATCTTCAGCCGTATAATTGTCTGTTTTAAAACGCCATGTAAATCTTGAATCTAAACCTTGATTATAATTAAAAAAACATTCTTTTAATTCTGATTCATAACCAGCAATAATTACCATTAAATTATCCTTATTATCACTTAATGCTTCACATAATGTGTCAATACATTCTTTTGAAAAACTATCCCTCTTTTCAGGATTGCCTAAAGCATAAGCTTCATCAATAAAAAGAACTCCTCCTAATGATTCTTTAATAACATCACGTGTTTTAATAGCAGTTTGTCCCAAATATCCTGCTATTAAATCACTTCTGGTTACCTTTTTAAAGATTCCTTTGTCTAAAACACCAAGTTTGCTATATATTTTACCCATCATTTTTGCTATTTCTGTCTTACCTGTACCAGGAGGGCCATAAATTACAGTGTGCATAAAATCTCCAGATGTATTTTTATTTTTATGTAACTCTTGGACAAAATATAAAATTTGGTCTACTATATTATTTTTTAAATCAGCCATTCCAATCATATTATTCAATTCTTCTAATGGTTCTTTGATGTTATGTAGTGCTTTCATATTAATATTATAGTTGATTTCAGGATCTAACTTGTATTTTTCAACAAGTTTAAGTATATCACCAATATTATTAATTTCTTCTTCAATAATGATAGTTTCTTTTGGTATAATATTTGTCTTAGCATTTATATTAATATTGACAGGTGATTCTATATTTTTTTGCCCTTTTTCTTTTTTCTTTTTCAAATTGGAAATAATGTTTGTTATATAATTTTTATCTTGATCGTAATCATTAATTATTTCTTTGTATTCATTTGGGTCAACAATATTTATTTGTGACATATAAATATCATTACTTGTTTGCCCTGTAAAACTAGGTGAATTATAATTACTTGAATTAAAATTATTTAATATATTATCAATAACTTTATCTAATTCTAATTTATCTATGGGTGTTTTAATATTTGACTCAACATTTTTTTCAACATTTTTTTCAGGTTCCAAATTGGAAATAAATAAGGTGGTATTTTTATCTAATGTAGTTAAAAATTTATTGTAATTATTAATTCTTGTAGGATCCATTACTTTTTTTCTTTTATTCAACATTATTGTTATTAATATTATCAAAATTCATTTATATCTGTTTGATAATAAATTTATAAAAGCAAAATACATTATATTATTAAACAATTTAAAAATAAATTGAAATATAAAATAACCAAAAAATTAATGGCACATAACAAAATAGATATTTCAAAAATGAGTTTTACAAATAACAACAATACTAATATTAATAATGTATTTGATATTGAGAATGATCAATATATTGAAAAACCTTGGGATATTATTGGTTCATATTTTAAAGGTCAACATTTAGAAAGATTAGTACGACATCAATTAGAATCGTATAATAATTTTGTTGGATACCAAATTATTAAAACGATAGAAATGTTTAATCCTGTTCATATTACTTCAGAACAAGATTACGACCCTGCTTCCAAAAAATTCGCATTAGAAGTTTTTATCACATTTGAAAATTTTAATATTTATAGACCACAAATTCACGAAAATAATGGCGCAATTAAACTCATGTTTCCTCAAGAGGCAAGACTTAGAAACTTTACTTATGCTTCTGCTATGACTATTGATATTAATATAAAATATATTGTGAGAAGTGGAGAAAATCTAGAAAATATTCAAACATTTTATAAAACGATTCCGAAAGTTCATATTGGAAAATTGCCTATTATGTTAAAATCAAATATTTGTGTATTAAACCAATACAAACATTTTGAAAATACACAAACAGGAGAATGTAAATTTGATGCTGGGGGTTATTTTATTATAAATGGTTCTGAGAAAACAGTATTAGGACAAGAGCGTGCAGCAGAAAATCGCGTGTATTGTTTTAATATTTCTAAAAATAATACAAAGTACACATGGAGTGCCGAAATTAAATCAGTACCAGACTTTAAATGTATTTCTCCTAAGCAAATTAATATGATGGTTAGTTCAAAAAATAATGGATTTGGAAATGCAATTTGTCTTCAGATGCCACGTGTAAAACAACCAATTCCTTTATTTATTGTATTTAGAGCGCTGGGTGTAATTTCAGATAAAGATATTTGTGAAAAAATATTATTAGACATTAATAATGATAAAAATAAACAAATGTTAGAGGCACTACAGGCTTCTATTATTGAAGCAAACAAACATTTAACACAAGAAGAGTGTATTAAATACATAACTAGTTTTGTAATGTACACGCCTATAAATATGGATAAAGAGACAGGTATCAAAAAAAAGTTGGAATTCACAATGGACATTTTAAATAATGATTTGTTTCCTCATTGTCATAATTTAACTCAAAAAATATATTTTCTTGGTTATATGACAAACAAATTATTAATGGCTTCATTTGAAATCATAAAGCAAGATGATCGTGATTCATATGTAAATAAACGTGTTGATTTGACTGGAAGTCTTTTAAATAATCTTTTCAGAAATTATTTTAATAAACTTGTCAAAGATATGGAGAAACAAATAATAAGAGAGATAAATACAGGTTCGTGGAAGTCAACTGATGATTATGAAAATATTATTAATTTAACAAATATTTATAAAATTATAAAATCAACAACTATTGAAAATGGAATAAAGAGAGCATTATCAACTGGTGATTTTGGAATAAAACACACAAATTCTAACAAGGTTGGAGTAGCACAAGTGTTAAATAGATTGACATATGTTTCTAGTTTAAGTCATGCTAGAAGAATTTCAACACCTACAGATAAAAGTGGTAAGCTAATTCCTCCTCGTAAATTACATAATACTTGTTGGGGGTTCTTATGTCCTGCTGAGTGTTTTGACCCAGAAACTCAGATTTTGATGTGGGATGGTACTTCTAAGCGTGCTGGAGATATAGTAATTGATGATGTTCTTATTGATGATCTAGGTAATCCAACAAAAGTTCGTACTACATGTTCTGGTTTTAAAAATATGTACGATATTATTCCAGATAAACACAATTTTATGAAACACCGAGTAACTGACAATCATATTTTAACTCTTAAAATACGTGGTCACAAAACTATTAGTGAAATAAATAGAAAAAATAGAAATTATACCCATGTGGTAGAGTTTTTGAATCGCAAAGAAATAAAATTTCAAGAAAAATATTTTAAATCTCTAAAAGAAGCAGAGGACTTTATAAATAGTTTTGATGATGATAATACCTTAGATATTACTATTGAAAATTATCTAAAGCTTGATAAAAGAACAAAAAGCAATTTGGTTTTATTCAAAGTAGAAGGTATTCATTGGACAAAAAAAGAGATTGAAATGGATCCATATTTGCTTGGTATGTGGTTAGGTGATGGTCTTAGCGATGGCTCTGGTTTTGCTTTGAACTATAAAACTGATACAGAGACTTTAGCTTATTGGGAAAATTGGGCTCAAGAAAATGAAGCAATCATTACAAAAGGAAAAAGATATAGTTTTACAATTGTTTCTAAAAAAAATAAAGAAGCCAACTCAAATGGATTATGTAATAGAGTAGAGGAAGCGCCTCTTAAAAAATATCTTCGCAAATATAATCTTTTAAATAATAAACATATTCCAAATGAATATCTTACAAATGATAGAGACACACGATTAAAAGTTTTGGCCGGATTAATAGATACAGATGGTTCAGTTCGTGCTAAAGGTCACGAAATACGTATTTGTCAAGGACCTGCTAATTACAGAATAATTGAAGATGCTTATACATTGGCAATGTCTCTTGGATTTTCATGCGGAGTAAAAGAAGGAAAAAGTCAATGGACTGATGAAAAAACTGGAGATAAAAAATTTAGTACTTACAAAGAATTAACAATTACAGGTTATAAAATTTACGAAATTCCAACACTTCTTCCTCGTAAGAAATTGACTTGTCTAGAAAATGAAACACAAATTCTAAGAAGCAAATCATTTATGTGCAGTAAATTTAGTTTAGTGGAAGTAGGTGTCTGTCCTTATGTTGGATGGCAACTTCATGATAAACGTGGCAGATTTTGCTTGAAAGATGGGTTGATCACACACAATACCCCTGAAGGTCAATCCGTTGGCATTGTAAAAAATCTCAGCTACATGACTCATGCTACTATTTATTCAAACTCACTACCTTTATATGAATATGTTATGCCGAATATAATTAAAATAGATGATGAAAATTTAAATTCTGCTAATATGTATGATAAAGTAAAGGTATTTATTAATGGTTCTTGGGTTGGAATCAGTGATTCACCTCAAGAATTATATTTAATGTTAAAAGATAAAAAATACAAGGGTATTATTAATATTTATACATCAATTATATTTGATTACAGACTAAAAGAAATAAGAGTTTGTAATGATAGTGGAAGGTTAACCAGACCTTTATTAAGAGTAAAAAATAATAATATCTTGTTAACAGATGATATTGTTAATAAATTACATAAATCTGAATTAAATTGGGATAATTTATTAACTAGTAGTAAAATTGATGAAACTGTATTAGAATATATTGACCCGGAAGAACAGAGTTGGGCGATGATTGCGACAAAACCAAAAGATATTATTCAAAAAAATGATAAAATTTATAAATATACACATTGTGAAATACATCCTTCAACTATATTTGGAGTGTTAGCATCATGTATTCCTTTTCCAGAGCATAATCAATCCCCCAGAAATACATATCAATGTGCGCAAAGTAAACAAGCAATGGGTATTTATGTTACAAACTATGAAAACAGAATGGACAAAACAGCATATGTACTTAATTATCCCACAAGACCACTAGTAGATACACGTATTATGAATATGATTCAGTTAAATAAAATTCCATCTGGTACTAATGTAATCGTTGCTATTATGACTCACACTGGTTACAATCAAGAAGATTCATTGCTAATTAATCAAGGTTCAATTGATCGTGGTATGGCGTTAGTAACTGTTTATCATACTGAAAAAGATGAAGACAAACAAAAAATTAATGGAGACGAAGAAATCAGATGTAAGCCAGACGCTAGTAAAACCAAAGGAATGAAATTTGGCAACTATAACAAAGTAAATTCTAAAGGGGTCATTCCTGAAAATACTTTGGTTGAAAATGGTGACATTATTATTTCAAAGGTAACTCCTATTAAAGAAAATAGAAATGACCACACAAAAGTTATTAAGTTTGAAGACCAAAGTAGAAAAATTAAAACTACAGAAGAGACGTATATTGATAAGAATTATATTGATAGAAATGGGGAAGGATATAATTTCGCAAAAGTAAGACTTCGTACTGTGAGAAAACCTGTAATTGGTGATAAGTTCAGCTCAAGGCATGGACAGAAAGGTACAGTAGGTAATATTATTCCAGAGTGTGATATGCCATTCACTAGTTCAGGAGTTAAACCGGATATTATTATTAATCCACATGCTATTCCATCTCGTATGACTATTGGTCAATTAAAAGAAACTCTTTTAGGAAAGGTTTTAGTTGAACTAGGATTATTTGGTGATGGAACCTCATTTGGTGAATTTGATGTGAAAGATATTTGTAAAGAATTATTAAAATTAGGATACGAATCAAATGGAAATGAAATAATGTATAATGGTTTAACTGGCGAACAACATGAATGTAGTGTATTTATTGGTCCTGTATTTTACCAGAGATTAAAACACATGGTTAATGATAAAGCTCATAGTCGTGCGAGCGGGCCAATGGTGAACCTAACTAGACAGCCGGCAGAAGGACGCTCGAGAGATGGAGGGTTAAGGTTTGGCGAAATGGAGAGGGATTGTGCTTGGTATCACACTCCAATTCCCTTAAGTTGTGGACTTAGTGTTGAAATTGGTTCATTAGAAAATTCCAATTTTGATGTATTAGGTTGGGATGAAAAAACTAATAAAATTATTAATTCTAAACAGTTAGGATTTATGTGTAAAGGAGAAAGAGAATGTGTAGATGTTATATTTCAAGATGGACGCAAAATTAGATTTACTAACAATCATAAATTATTAACTTCTGATAACATTTGGTTACCAATTAGTGAATTTAAAATAAATGAAACTAGAATTAAAACAAGTGTTACATATCCACTAATAAAAATACAAGAAGAAATTAATGAATGTAATAGTTGGAATTTAAAAGTAGGAACAATGTTATTAACTACAAATAATTATTTACAAACTTTGGCATTTGTTCGCATTATTGGTTATATGATTGCTGATGGAGGAATTTATTATGACAAAAATAGAAAACATTATAAAGGAGTCATTAATTTAGGACATATGATTGATGTCAATAATATAATTCAAGATATTGAAAAGTTTTGTCAAATAAACCAGAAAAACTTTCTCTATAAAAATTACTATAGTATACGTATTCCAGATGTTCTACTTTACAATATTATTCAGCTTAAAGGTATTATAATTGGAAGAAAAATTAATCAACCTGCTAAATTACCAGAGTTTATTCTTGACTCTAGCTGTCCTAAACCAATTGTTCGTGAATTTTTAGCAGCAATGTTTGGAGCTGATGGGCATACTTGTCATTTAGGTTTACATAGGGGTAAAAGAGATGTTTTAACATCTATATCCTTTTCAAAAACAAGGACAACAACCCATTTAGATTCTTTAACACAAATGATGAATGATATTAAACAATTATTTTCAAGATTTGATATTCATAAGATTACTATTCAAAATTTTAAAGAAGCAACTAATTCAAAACAAAAAATTGATAATCCAAAACGCAGTTACCAACTAACTCTTCATTTGGATATTGATGAACTAATTCCATTTCACGAGAAAATTGGTTTCCGCTATTGCTGTCATAAGTCTCAACGATTAGAAGCAGCAGTTTCTTATAAAAGACTTCGTAATGAAGTAGTAAGACAACATAATTGGTTGGTTGCCAAAGTAGACGAACTTACTCATTTCAGTGAAATCAAAAAGGAAAATCCTGATAAAATTGTGCCTACTAAAAAAGCAATTGAACAAGCTGTAAAAGAATTACAATTAACACAGGCTTTAATTCACGAATATGCTATTCCATCTACTCATGATATTACAGACCATTTAGTAAAGGGTACCAAATTTGGAAAATTTACTAGTAAATCATTCCCTACTGCGGAAGAGTATTTGAAAGAAATTGGGGCTCTTGATTGGTTCTTAAACGATGATGTAAATAATAAAATATCTGAGGAAAATATTGATATTGAAGATGAAGAAGAGTCACAAGATATCCAAGATTTGTCTTGTTATGGTGTTAATAGAGAGTGCGATGGTTTGCCAACTATGGAATTAAAAATTATTGATATAAGACCGGCTGGGGTTCATCCTGTTTATGATATTGAAGTAGAAAAAACACATTCGTTTTTGGCAAATGGAATTGTAGCACATAATTGTATGGTTTCACATGGAGCAGCTAGATTTACTAGAGGAAGAATGTATGATGCGTCTGATAAATATTCAGTATTTATTTGTAAAAAATGTGGATTAATCGCATCATATAATGACCAATTACATATTCACCATTGTAGAGTTTGCGATAACCGAGCGGACTTTGCTTATGTAGAAATACCTTATGCTTGTAAACTTTTATTCCAAGAATTGAATACAATGAATATTGCCCCACGCTTAATGACAGAACATTAAATAAATTATATAATTTTACATATTTTATTTAACTACAAAAATTATTATTTTTTATTTGTTATTATTTTTTTACATTTGTCATAATTACAATAAATAAAAATAAACAAAACTTGTTTGTATATATATTATTTGTTTAATATATATATAAAATGAACAATTTATTATTTGTTGGGTTATGTTTTTTAATTTGTTATATTGTTGAAAAAACAACTAATGTAAAACCTACAATTGATTTTGAAAATAAATTTGAATATCTACCAATAATTACTGCAAATATTTATGCGGATTTATTCATTATTTTTGCTACATTTTCACGGATTTATTACAAAATTTTAACTTTAGAAGATTGGTATAAAAAATATAGATTATCTGCCATGATTGCTGATATATTGATTGGTGTTTTATATATTTTATTAGCTAGATATTTGGTGTACACCTTAAAATTAAATATTGGTTTAACAGCATTTGCTTTATTGTGTGTTGTGATTCAAGTAATCTTTGATTTTTTGTTTTATTTACTATTTACTTTAGTGCCATTAGGAACAAATAATATGTTAGATTTTTTTAAAGGTTACGCTAAAGAAGTTGGAGTAAATGCTTTATTTGGAGATAGTGTTTTGGTAATATTAGCTGTAGTGATAAGTGCATTATTAAATACACAAAGTTTTAATACTAATATCGTATTTTTAATTTTAAGTATATATTTAACTCCTTATTTCATTTATATGAGAGATTAAAAATAATAGTAAATAAATTATAAAAAATATTAATGTCTAAACTACACCACGTAATAAATTAATTATGTATGTTGTTGATGCAAATAATAAACCTCCCCATAATGTATCCATAATTAAAGTTATTATAGACCATTTTTTAAACGTGGCATAATTTGTTGTTTCATAAACACCATATATAACTAAACCTAATAAAAATGCTTCATTCACGCTTTTACGCGGCTTTATAATAAAATAATTTAATCCATATATTAAAAATATATAACATAAACCCACTCCTAAAAAGTTCATTTCTATTTTTGAACCTTGAATATCTTCTATTTGTTTATTCAAATAACCTTTCATAACATTTAAATAAATAAAATCAATTGTAATAAATACAATCGCACTTATTAACATCAAAAAATCAAACATTATATATTTTATAAATATTTTTATTTTAATTTTAGAAAACCTATTTTATATTTTATATTATTCTATTATATAAATGTCTGTAGGATTTAATAACCCAATTGGCGGAAGCAATGTCGCATTTAGTATTTTTGCAAAAAGTATTGGTAGCCCTGGAGGAGCAATTCGAGGATATATGCCTCAAACAACACAAAATGTTGATAAAAGATATCCTGAATATGAGCAAATTCGTTTAACTTTAAAAGAAGCTTGGAACACAACTTATCCCAGTCAACTAAGACGTAATAATTTGAAAAAATCAATCACCACTCCTTTTCGTGCTGTTAACAACGCAGGGGATCTTTTGAGTCGTGAAAATTATTCTTGTGGTGGTACATGTCAATCATTTCAAAGCAGACCTGGACTTAAGGGATTAAGCCAACGTTTTGGTTCAATTCAATCTACTTGTGTTCCATCCGCAGTTTATAGCAATCTTCAATTGCTTGATAATATTCCTGCTGCTGCTTGCAATGTTAAATATGTGTATGATAGTTCTAATTATACTACATATTTGAAACAAAGAGCTGTTAATAAAAACTATAATGATTTTTCATATGGTGGTGATGATTATAAATCTAGTCAATCTGCTCAAAGAGCTATTAGAAGATATTAAATTCAACCTTTTATAACTCAGTAAAAAAGATTCATACAAAATATACTAATAAATTTATGGTAATTTTCTCATATAAATAAACATAATTGATAACTAATTTTATTTTTTTCTATTTGTTTTTCTTTTTCTTTTTGTTTTTCTTTTTTTATTTGTTTTTCTTTTTTTATTTGTTTTTCTTTTTCCACCTCTAATTTTTAATAGCTTTGAATGTAATTCATTTAGTTGGTCTTCAATTCGTGGATATTCCATTAATTTAGATATTACATCTGATTTAGTACCTTTATATGTAACATCAATATCTGTTTTTTTTAAACCAAGTTTTAATGCCAACCTACCATTGGTTGGTTTACCACTTTGTTCAGCTATTTCATCAGTTACAATATATTTAATAGTAGGATATATCTGAAATAACTCTTGTAATAATACATATTGCATTATTGAATTTATACGCATACCATTAAAATTTTGCGGAACACATAATAATAATAATTTTACATCAATATTATCTGGTTCATCATGATCAAATATTAGTTTATATGCAATATATCCTAATAAATATTTTTGTTTTGTGGTATTATTTGTATAAATTAAATAACATGATAGAGATGTTTTTAATATTTCATCATTGCTATAATTTTCAAGTGGTCCAGTACAAATTTTGTTATTTATATTTATTATATCATCAAAATTAAGGTCATTTGTTTTATTACTAAATAAAAATGAAAATAAATCATCATTTATACTATAATCTTTTTGAGATATATCCTTAATATCTACTTTTGGTCGTGGTTGTGATATTAGAGGGCGCGAATCATCATCTTCATCATCAGAGTTATAAGGCTCAATGGAATAGTCAGAATCTTCCTCATAATCAAAATCTTCCTCATCACTCATTTATAATATAATATTATATATGAAGAAAAAACCAACAAGACAAATTAATACGATTATTCCCAATCAACATATAAACAACACAACTATTTCTAATTTAAATACTATTTTTAAATGTACAAGGTGTAATAAATATAATAATGTATTTCAACCTCCTGTTCAATCTTGTATTTTTTGTGGAAATCCAAATTATGTTAAATAATTTAGCTATTTTAATAAAATATTTGCGTATTTTATAATGGCACTACCAATATTTTATACATTAAATAGTCAACGTGAACTACATACGATGTCAAAATTTGGATCTCTTGGTTATAAATTTGATAGTAATTCAAATGCTACATCACCACAAGAAGCATTTAATAAAGCAAAATTATTTGCTAAGAGTAAAGGTTATGTTATTGATGGTAATGGTATTGAAGCTTTAGAAAATAAAAAAAAATATTATGTTATTCCTTTTAAATCACAAGGTGTCCTTTCTCAAGGTTCGCAAGGGCTCACAACACAAAGGTTAACACAAGGTTTTCAAGATACCAAACAAGGTTTAATGCAAGGATTCCAACGTTTTAAAGCTGGAAAAAGAAGAACCCGTAAAAATAAAACACACAGAAATAAATCTCGTAGAAATAAATCTCGTAAACATAGAAAATAATGAAAAAAAATTGAGATCAAATATTTGTTTATTAATTATATTAAATAATAAACAAAATGGATATCAGAGAATTCTTTGCTGGCAAAAAAACTAAGTTAATTATTGAGGATGATGACAACGAAGTACAAAATTTATTGGAAACATATAAAAATTGTGACTTTATTCCAAATAATATTATACAAAAAATATTATCAACACTTATTCCAAGAGCAGAAATAATTCATACATATTCAGAACGACATTTTATACTTAAGATAAAAGTGAACGATTTATTAAATACATCTATTACAAATTGGAAATATAATCGACCGCCTGATATGGTAAGATGTGCTGACATATCAAAATATATTTATCTATCTAAATCACCACTAGACACTATGCTATATTTAAATTTTAATAATAAAACAAAATCATTTGATGTGTTAGATGGTATTCATCGTTATACTTCGCTTAAAATAATTAAAGAGAAAAATAGTTCTTTGGATTTTATTACGCCAAGTGATTATGGTAACAATAATGATGCAAGTTGGTTGTATGAATCTTATATTATTTTAAATATGAGATTTAATTCTACAGAAGGAGAGCTAATAGAATTATTTAAAACATTAAATAAAAGTACACCTATCCCAGATTTATATATTAAAGATGTAGTAAAGGAAAAAAGAGACATTATTGAAAATGTAGCAAATAACTGGCAAGTTAAATACAAAACTCATTTCTCCTCAAATAATAAACCAAAAAAACCAAATATTAATCGTGATAGGTTTATTGATTTATTGGAAGAAATTTATAATAAATATAATATTAATGAAAATAATAAATCTGTTTTGGAAGAAGTACTAGAGAGAGCTAATTGGAATATATCTAATAATATTCCTTCTAAACTATCACAAACTATTATTGATAAATGTCAAACTACAGGATGTTGGTTATTTATTTATTCTGATGATAAAATATTAAAAAATGTATAAATTTTATAAAATATCATTAATATTGTATTTATTATAAATTTAATAAAAATATTTTTTTACTTTTTACAATAAAATAAAATAAAAAAAGTATATATAAATGACAACTCCATATGCAGTATCTAGAAATATCGGTTCTATGTCCTATAATAATTATATAAATGCTCCTATTACTGGACCATTAAGCACAAATCAAACACCTTGTCAAATACCATATCATAGTTATGGAACATTAGCAGGAATAAGACCAACCCCGCCACAATTTTATCCATCTCAAGAACCAGTTTATGCCGAAATGAATACAAATGCCAGACATCAGTATTTAAGAACATCTGTTAATAATCAAGCACTACAACAACAAATAGCTTTAGCAAAAGCTTCAACCCCGTTAAGTTATGTTGTTCAATCATCTCAAAGACAAATTCCTGTATCTACTCACACTAATTATATTCCTCCTATTCAATCGTCTATGTATGTAAATATTTTAAAAAGCAATGCGGTTGGTCAAACTGCTTATAAGGTAAATTTACCAAATAATGTTCCTACATCAACAAAAAATTATATGCCAAGTAGTACCAGAAGTAGTTTGAGACGAGCGCGTTCAGGTGGTTGTACTGCACCAAAAAAGAAGGGTTCTATTTATAACACAAGTTTATCAAATGGACAAGTTTGCGCATGGGGAGCAATTGCCAGACAAAATTATTAATTTTTTATTTAATAAAAATTTTATATACATAAATAATATAATGAATAAATATTTAGTAGAGTTTTTAGGAACTATGTTCTTAATGTTTGTTATATTTGCTACTGGTCATTGGTTGGCTATTGGAGCAGCTTTAGCTATTGTTGTTTTTATAGGCGGACCTATTTCAGGAGGCGCTTATAACCCTGCTGTTGCCATATCACTATATAATGCCGGTAAATTAGCAAAATCAGATGTATTACCATATATTATTGTTCAAGTATTAGGTGCTTTATCAGGATTTTATGCCTATAAAAAATTTGTTAATAAGGGTTAAATAATTAACTTATAATATAATTTCTTCTATTATATTATAAATGACAAAAAGTTATAAAAAAGGTAAAAGAGGAGGGTTTCTTGGTATGGAAACTAGTAGTTTAAATCCTATGAATTGGTTTGGTAAAAAAGAACCATCTTATTCTTCATCATCATATTCTTCACCAACAAGACAATTATCATCATATTTGCCAACATCTTTACAACAATCATCGACAACACAAACATATTATGGCGGAAAAAGAAGACGTTCTAAACGTGGTGGAAGTTATTCTCCAAATATGTCACTCAATAATTTAGCTTCTAGTGCTTCTCCTATTTCTGGTATTCAAACAGTTAAAGCACAAACATGGGTTGGCGGAAAAACAAAAAAACGTCGTAATGGTAGACGTAACAAATCACGCAAACATCATTAAACTTTATTTGAATAATATTTAATTTTATAAAATATAAAAATTAAATATTATTTAAGTTTGTATCAACATCTTTAATTTCTACTTCTTTTTCAGAATTATTATTTTTTATTTTTTGAAATTGTGATTTATATTTGTTAGTATAATTTCTATATTCATTAAAAAAATTCATTAACAAAGATATAATACTTATAATAGCAGTAGAAATAGTAAGAATATCTAATCGAGAAAAATTATTTATATTATTATCATTAGATAAAATTGTTGAACTAATTGTAAAATAAGGAGCTAAATTTTCAGGTGTAGATATAGGACCAGATATAGATGTAGTTGTCCATTTATATTCACCAGATGGATAACAATATTGAATAGTTGGAGCATAATATTTTGTATCTACTTGATGTGACGATGGAAATGTAATCCAAAACCAAAATAGTTCATTAAAATCATTTGGTATATTATTTGATATTTGGTCGCTATGCCATGTTATATTTGAAAAAAAACTAGTAGAGGTTTCATATGTATTTATATTAGTTGTCCAACCTTGCTTAAATTCTGGTTTTATAATGAAACTATCAGGAAAAATAGTTTCAATCATATTTGTTGAATTCTCAAAACACGAATGTGAAATTTTTAATGCAACTCTTTTTGATGAAGTTGTATATGGTAAATTATTTGGGTAAAAACTTATATCACTCAATGGTTCTATAGAGTTTGGTACAAGATTAATTAAAATGCTATATAGTTTAAAAAACATTATATATATAAATAATATTTATAATTTTATATCATTTATATAATTTTATATGTTAACACTTTTTATTTTGATTTTTCCATAAAACGATTTAAAATATACACACCAACAAATGCCAATCCAGCAAAATATAATTGCGCTACAATGTCATCCGGCATTTCTACTTGTGAAGCATTTGCGGAAACACCGGTTTGAAATGTTTCTTTACATTTATCATTATTAATAGGATTTTTTTTATTTGAAAAACTACATGGATCCATATTTTTTATATCAGTAGTTGTGACAAAATGTGTTTCACTTGATTTATTATTATTTACATCAATTGTTTGCATAGTCAATTCTTGACAAGGTGGGGTTGCTCCAGATAAAAATGATTGTAAAATAGCAAAGGGGTTTAACACGTTCAAATTACCCATGGCACCTGGTATTAATCCTTTGAATTCAGAAAAATTTACACCTAGCCCACTAGATATAAAAGGAATATTTCCTTGTGCCACATTATTAACATAAATATATCTATCAACTTGATTGTTAGTAACCTTATCAACACATTTACCTCCGGTCTTTAAAAAAAATTTATTTCCTAAAGGACCTCCTGTTGCAGATGCTTTACTTTTTCCCGTAACAAGAACTTCAACATAGTCAATTAATCCATCAATATTTTTACTCATTTGTTTTATTGTTCCCTTATCACTCATACCAATTTGAGAAGGTGTTTTTATATTTTTATAGTATGGATAGCTTGGTCCTAATAATTTGTCTTGAACACCTTGAGCATTTTGCAATACATCTTGAAATACATTAGACATTATATTAAATTATATAGATATATTTTTTTACTTAAATAAAATATTATGTTTTATACATTTGTTATTATTATTCAGTAGTACCTGATATTTCAGGTTCTTTACCACCAGTCATTTGACTAGCATATTCTTTTTGAGCCTGAACTAAATCGCTAACTTGTTGTTGTAAACTAGCAACATTACCACTTAAATCTTGTACTTGTTTATTTATTCCCAGCATTTTATCTAATTGTCCTTTTAATACAATAATATTGCCAGCATTTTGTTGAGCTAATATTAGAGCATTATTTGGTTTATTTTTATCGTAATCTTTGTACTTTGTATCATTATTTTTATTTTTATTATTATTAGTATAACCCTCTATCATATTCTCAAAATATGCTAAAAATAATTGATAAAAAATCAATAGAATAAAAAATATTATTAATAAGTTTATCAAGGTCAACATTAATATAATATAAGATTAGTTTTATTTTCTTTAATAATATTATAAATGTCAACAGCTTATTATCCACAAGGAATGAGAGCCATGCCGGCATCAGGATATAATCATAAAAGTACATATTTTTCTAAACAATATTTGCCTTGGAAAGGAACTGGAATCGGAAGCAATCCTGTTGGAACAGCTCCAGGACATATTAGACCTTTAACAAATAATGACCCTGGTAATGTATTTCAAACAGGTTTTGGATTGGCAAGACCAATTAAACATTTTAGAAAGGGTCGGGTTATTCCAGTTCAACCAATAGAAGCAAATAACTTAATAGGAAAAGATCCTCATAATAATTTGATTAATGTTGATATTAATGAAGCAGGATTAATTAACTACAACATGAATCGATTTGTCGCATCTAGTAAAGGTTCATCATTAGGAGGTGGCGCGGGTGGTCGTGGATTGCTTAATGAAATGCTTGATAATCCAGGTAGTTTTATTGTTAAAGAAAACACATTAAATACAAATGGTCAATTCAATGATTTACAACAAGATTGTAAGACTTGTGAAGGAGTCGGTATTATTTCTTCTTATTACCCAAATAATACTTATTTGACTGAAAATCCAGAACCAATAGTAGAAAATCCTGTTTTATGTTGTAATCAACAATATAAAGCTAAAAGAAGAGCTATTTATGCCAGTACCAATTTAAAGAAAAATTATTATACATCTCATATACAATATTTACAAAACAGATGTAAAACATATGATCAAAAGGCATTCAATTTTCAACAACCATTACCTGTTGTAATTAATGATTATTTATTACAATCCGGTGTCACTCCTTCTGAAATAGCGTCCGCTAAACCAGGAAGTGCTATTGCGACTTCTAATACATATGTGGCAAATTGTTATCCAAATGCAGAAATTTATGATGCTACAGAAGACGCATTAGTTATCAAATTATTAACTATTTTACAAAATATGGGTATATTAACACCAGAACAAGTAATAGCTTATGAAGCTCTAAAAAATGCTTATAATTTTGATACCTTGTTTAATTATTTGAATTCTTTGCCAGAACAAAGTAAAATAAGAGCTATTGCTGAATTTAATGCGTTTATTAGTAATCCATATTGGGGGGTTCCATTTGCTGGTCCATCTAATCCAAATGGTTGTAAGCTTACTGTATATAAACCAAATAATCCCCAATTTGCTATACAAGGTGCGGTGGATAGTTCTACAAGAATGTTGAAATTAAATGTGGATACTATTACAACAAATTCAGCTTCTATTAATAATCAAAATACTTTTGTTAATTATGCAAAAAATAAAGTACCTGGTTGTAATACTCCTAGTATATTTAAATTTCAAAATAAAAAATCATGTTATTATAATTCTTTACCTCAGTATCAAGTTCCAGCATCTCAACCAAGTCCCTATCGTTATTTTCCTGGAACCATTAGTAGTTCTAATCATTTCTCTCAATCACCAAATACGTATAATACAACATCAGGAACAGCTGCTTACAAATAAAATATAATAATTCTTTTATAAATATTAATAATTAATAATAAAAATTATTAATATTTATAAACATAATAAAAAGAAAATATTAAGGTATGTTATAATATGTCAAAACTTTTCTTTTTATTGGCAACATTATTTTCCGTAAATAATGCCGAAAATAATATTCATAATCGTGATTTTTATGAGGAACAATTTGTAAACTGGATTTCTCAATATAAAATGAATATTAATATTAAGGATGGATCTAAATTTGTTCATATGTTAACCAACTTTGCAAATAATCATGATATGATTGAGTTACATAATGCAAATAAAGACAATACATATCAATTAGGCCATAATCAATTTTCTCATATGAATTTTGATGAATTTAAAGAGTACATTCATCTTGGTTTAAATATTCCTGCTTATGAAACGAACGCTAGAAATGTACTTGAAGCAAATCAAAATTTTACTGCTCTTCCTGCCAGTGTTGATTGGTCAACAAAAGGAGCCGTTACTGGTGTAAAAGACCAAGGGAATTGTGGCTCGTGTTGGTCTTTTTCTGCGACTGGAGCTCTAGAGGGTGCTTACAAAATTAAATATGGTACTCTTGTTTCTTTTTCAGAGCAAAATTTAGTATCTTGCGATACTATTGACTCTGCTTGTAATGGAGGTCTAATGGATAATGCTTTCACATGGACAAAGACAAATGGTGGTTTATGTACAGAGGCTGATTATCCTTATACATCTGGAACTACTGGTCAAAAGGGTACTTGTCTTACTTCATGTACAAAAAATACCGGTGTTGCTCCTAAGTCTTTTACTGATGTCGCTAAAAATTCTGATTCCGCATTGATGACTGCTCTAGTACAACAACCTGTTTCCGTAGCTATTCAAGCAAATCAACCTGCTTTCCAATTATACAAGAGTGGTGTTTTAACTGGAACTTGTGGAAGCAATTTGGACCATGGTGTGTTGGCAGTTGGTTATGGAACATGGAGTGATGGAACAGATTATTACAAAGTTAAAAATAGTTGGGGTACATCTTGGGGAATGAGTGGATATATTCTTATTCAAAGAGGTAATCCTCAAAGATGTGGCGAATGTGGAATTTTGTGTGGTCCTCCTAGTTACCCAAATCTTTAATTCAACTCTTTAAATAATAAAATTTTTAAAAATATTTTATTATTTCAGTTAAAATAAAATCCAAAAAACATTGAAAATAAGTTCTTTAAGCTACTTTGGGAAATTATTATTTAATTTTATCGAATATTTTTTTCCAAGACTTTTTTCAGAATTTTGTTTTTGGACATTTATTTTTGTCCATTTTTGAAAAATAGAAATATATCTTGGAATTTCAAAAAATGAAAATCTGTGAGACCATAAAAAAAATTAGCGTGCGGTAGTTGAAACAAGTTTTTCAAATTTGTGACGATAAAATTTTTTAATTTTATATATAAAATTAAAAAAGAATTTAGGTATTTTTAATAATAACAATATATACAACATAAATGGCAACAAAAAAGTCTGAAAAGTCTGAATTGTCTGACATATTATTTTATTGTGAATTATGTGATTATAAATGCTTTAGAAAATATGATTTTAACAAACATATAATGACAGCAAAACATAAAAAACAACAACAATCAACAGAAAAGTCTGAAAAGTCTGAAAAGTCTGAAAATAAATTTGCTTGTGTAAATTGTAAAAAAGAATTTAAAGATAGAACTGGTCACTGGAGACATAAAAAAAAATGTGTAATACAAAAATATGAAAATACAGAAGTTGAAAATGTTTATGAATTATTAAATAATATAACACCTGGTATAATATTAAATGTTATACAACAAAATCAAGAATTTAAAAATATACTGATTGAACAAAATAAACAAAATTTTGAATTACAAAAACAAAATAATGAATTACAAAAACAAATATTTGAAGTAATCAAAAATGGTACACATAATAATAACAATAATAATACTAATTCGCATAATAAAACATTTAATTTACAATTCTTTTTAAATGAGACTTGTAAAGATGCAATGAATATAATGGATTTTGTAGATTCGATAAAAATACAGCTTTCAGATTTAGAAAATGTTGGAAAAATTGGTTATGTGGAAGGTATTTCTAGTATTATTGTTAAAAATCTAAATTCATTAGATGAAACTAAAAGACCAGTTCATTGTACGGATTCAAAGAGAGAAGTAATGTATGTAAAAGATGAAGATAAATGGGAAAAAGAAAATGAAGAAAAACTTAAGTTAAGAAAGGCAATTAAACATGTTGCATATAAAAATACAAAAATGCTAGGTGAATTTAGAACGAAGAATCCAGATTGTTTAAAAAGTACTTCAAAAATGTCAGATAAATATAATAAATTAGTGATGGAAGCCATGGGAGGAAAAGGGGATAATGATTTGGAAAAAGAAGATAAAATAATTAGAAATATTGCAAAAGAGGTTACTATTGACAGCAAAGCATAGTAAATAATAGTTTTTAGTTTAAACATAAATATTATAATTTTTATATATGTATATGTATTTTTTAGTTGACAATAAAAATAAAATAATATTTGGTTTTTCAGGCAAATGTGGTTCTACACATATAAAAAATATTTTTTGGTTTTTACAAACAAATGATATAAATGTAACTTATGATCGTTTTATTAATAATCCTTTACCTAATGATATTAAAGATTATATAACAATAATGATTATAAGAAATCCATATAAAAGAATTATATCAGGGTTTTTAGATAAATATAGACAAAATGGTGAATTTATAAATAAATGGAATCATGATAATATTACATTTTCTATGTTTGTAAATGAGTTGGAAAAAAATAATTGGGATGTACTTAGTAAAATGCATTTTTTACCACAAACACTAGAAGGTTTTGATATGAAAGTATTAAATTCAAAAATTTTAAAAATTTATGATATTAATAATATTGATTATAAATATATTGAAGAATTATATAATCAAAAAATACCAGAAATAATTTTACATAAAAAAAAAGGTCATGAAAGAGAAAAATTTGAGAAAAATTTTGATAATTATGTATATGATTTAAATATGGATGAATACTACTCTTATAATATTGATATAAAATATTTTTATAATGAAGAAATAAAAAATAAAATATTAAAATATTATAATGATGATTTTACATTTTTTTTAAATTATGGTTTTGATTATATAAACACGATATTTTAAAATATAAAATTCATTATATAATATTATTTTTAATATTCTAAAATAATATTATTATATGTCGTCTATATTAATTATATCATCATCTATACAAATATCATCAATATTTATTTGAAGATCTTTATTCTTTGTAGATAAAAATATATTTGTTTTTTCTGTAAAATTGTTATATGGTACTTTAAATTTATCACACCAACTAATAGCTTTCTGTATATTAGATTTTTTAATATTTTCTATTTTTTCATTTCTATTTTTATTTTTTAAAATGTTAATCAATTGATTAAGAGTTTCTAATTGTTGTTGGCCTATTATAATATTTATATCATCCAATTTATTAGTAAAATAGTAAGGAATCTCAATATCTAATATAGATTTAACATTAGTATTATTTAATTTTTGAATAAAATTATTTAATATAGAATAATTATTTTTATAAATTAATATTTTGTCTTCACTAACAACATTAAAATTTTTACATATTATATATTTTTCATATGTAGTAATATTATTAGAATTAGGTTTAATAATATATACCTTTTCAAATAAAGAACACAACAAATATATTAAATCTATAATTGGTTTATGAAAAATACAATCTATTTTTATTATACTTGTACCTGAAAAAGATTGAAATCTATATATTATCATAATACATTTAATCAAATTAATTATATATGAATTCACACTTTTACTAGGAAGATTAAAAAAAAATATATCAAATTTTTTATTATTAATAGTTTTATACATTTCTTTATTAATTTCATTAAAATTTAAGAAAATATCTTCATCAATATAATTTTCTCGTAATAAATTTATACAATGTTTTGAATCATTAAAAAAGGGTGTAATTTGTAATGTTTTAATTGGTTTATTTTTAAATAATTCTAAAATATTAAATGATAAAATTATTTCTAATAAATCATAAAATATATTTGAACCAGGATTAAGTTTACTAACGGGAAAAGTAGAACCAGGTACTTTTGAAAAAATATATTCATATGGATTTACTATTTTAATTAATTCATCATAAGTATTAAATGACGGATCTTTTTCTTGTAAAGAAATTATTTCTATTTGTTTTTTAATATTATCATAATAACTATATAAACTATATGAATTATATAAACAACATTCATTATTATCATTTTGAGGATTGACAATTAAAAAATTATTTATTTTTGGTAATATATAATAGCTCATCTATTAACTATTATATATTATATAATTTTATTTAAGTAATTATTTACAATTTTATTCTTCATCACTATCACTTTCAACAATTATTAACTTTTTTTTATTTTTTAAAGTAGCAGTTGGCTTAATTTTAATACATCTATTTGTTTTTGTATTTAACACCTTACCAGGAGGGCATATCTTTTCCTTTTTTTCTGCTTCTTTTTTATTTGGTTGTTCTACTACAACAACGGGTAGAGGTTCATCAATTGCCTCTGTAGCAGCAACAAGCAATAATTTTTTACTTAATTTACGTACTTTTGGTGCTATTTTTTCTACTTCATCTTTAGCAACTTCAATTGCTTGTCTAGTTTCTCTTACATTTCTAATATTATCAGATTCTTGATACTCGCCTAATTCTAATTCTATCTTTTCAGTATTTACTTCTCTTATTTTTTTATAAACAAAATATCTATTCAAAAATGAAATTTTTCTTTCAAAAGCACTCATATTTGCTGCGTTTTCATAATCTTTTTCCTTGAACCTATTCTTTTGAATTTCATCTAACATATTATTGAATAATTCACTAAACAAACCTGATCCTTCTGGCAATCCCAATGTTTGTGCTTCATCTCTATTAATTATTTTAAACCCATATAGTTCAAAAACACGATTTAAATAATCAAAATTAACCAAAAACTCTTGAATATTTTGATTAATAGACTCTTGATAAACATCAATTCTATAACCTATACTACTAGAGTCATCCTCAAAATTATCAGAACCATAACCTTTAGTGACTTCCCAAATTTTTTTACCATCATCAATAATTTTAATACTCTCACCAGTTTTCACTTTTTTTAACATATTAAATACAAGCTTACCATCGTATGCGGTACCAATAAAATAACCATTTAGTTTAGTACATTCCGCAACATTTCTTAAAAATCCTTGTAATGTATCTGGATTTTCAAAGAAATAATGTAACGCAAATTGACATGATGAAATATTAAATCCATCTTCACCGACACCATATTGTCTTGTAACACCTTTACCAATTTTATCAGCTTCTTTAGGTCCAGTTCCAAAAATAGCAGCAGTAATCTGTTTTGCTTTATCATTTAACATTGCATCTCCTTTTTTAATATTATAAGCACTATTCCCATTAACAAATAAAGCATATGGCATATTTTTGGTTTGTTTTTTCATAGTCAAATATCTAGCACAAGAACCATTTAATCTATTCTCCAAATTATCTTTTGATATATCAATGCCAAAAACAAAAGATAAACGCGAAGCAATCCATTTGGGTAAATCTCCTGCTTTTCCACAAGCATAATCTATTAATGTATCTCCTTGTTTTGACACACTTTTAATTAATAACTTTTTAACATATAAATTATGAAAATTCTTCATTGATTCTGTTTTTAATTTCCCAGATGGTGTATTATAGTAAACGTCTTCACTCACAATAACATCTGGAATATTTTGTCCAGTTCTTATCATATCCTCTGTGATAATTCCGGCTGGATGAATTGATTTCCAATTGCTATTTGCTGTTTCAAATGAATTTCCATATTGTTTTTGTCCTTTTCTGTATTCTGCTGTTTTGTCATGTCTAACTCTTAATGGAACCCATTTCCATCCTTCTTCTTTACTAAAATCATACCTGAATTCTACAATTGTATTATCTTGAAACACTTCATTTTCTTCAGAAAACATTTGTTTAACACCAGAATCATCTTTTTTAAGCATAATTTTACATATTCCTGCGTTTGGATCGTATGGTTCTGTTGGATAAAATCTTCTAGGGACATAATTATTTGAATATCTATCTTCAAAATTATTTTTGAATTCTGGTAATTTATCATCAATAATATCTTGACAAGGATTTATAAACCCATCTTTTTTCTCATCAAACCCGCATCTTAATTCAATTGTTTTATATTCAGTTAATTGTACAGATGAATTTGTATTAATACCATCTTCAAATAAAGGCTTAATTTCATCATCTCCATTTTTATTTTTAATAGTAGTTATTAAGAAATCAATTGTGTTGTAAAATGGCGGTTTCCATTTAAAAGAATAATCCCATGTAATTCTTGTTTTAGGTCCTGCTTCCCCGATTTTATCAGAACCAACTCCAAAATATGCGTGTGTGAAAATTAGACCATCTGTTTCATATTCAAATCTATCTTGTTCCACTTTAGACAAAATTATTTCACAACCATTAAATATTGTTTGTTTATCGCTCATTGGATAAAATTCTTTACTAACAATTCTTATAGGTGATATTAAGTCATCAACTTGTTTAAATTTTTCTAGTATTGATTTAACAGATTTTTCTTCCTTTTCTAATACATTTGTTATTGAAACCGCTTTGATGCTGTTTGTAATATATTGTAATAAATAAAATCTTGTCTTTTCAATATCAGATTTTTTATCTACAAGCATAAATGGAAATGCTCTAACATCCTCTTTTTTATAATAATAAATATCAAAAATAGCATATAAATTAATAAATTTTCCTTGTTTGTCGTGTAAAATTAATTCACCATCTAACAAACAATTAAAACAATCTTTATTTTCAGTTTTTGCGCCTGTAAAAATTACATCCATATTTGAATTAATCAAGAATATTTTCCCTTTGTCATTTATAAACATTAAATGACGATCACCATCTGCTTTTTCAGTAACAATAAATCCTTTTCTAATATTTGGCTGATACGAGTTTTCATCAATAAGAGCTATATTTGTTCTTTGTAATGATTTTGAACTTGGTCCAATGAAATGTTTATTCTCAATTCTTTTGCTTGGATCAAATTGTTCTTTCCAAATCATTCTCATATATGATTCTAAAACTTCTCTTTGTTCTGGATATGAAACAGGATAATTTGTTCCTTGTAATCCACCCAATACATATTTAATTACCTTTCTTAAAGATTCTAAAATGATTGAAGGGTTATTAAATTTAGTACCTGGGCCTATTAATTTATTATCTATTTCTATTTCTATTTGATATATTTCTGGATTATTAAATACATTAGATTCTTGAGTTGTATAAACTCTTTTCATTTGTTCAGTCCATTTTGCACCATCATCTTTATTGCCATTTTTAACAATACTAATATCAACTAGAACTGGATAATCTGGATGTTTAAAAGTGACACGATTTAAATAACGAAATACCTTTTTAGATTTTTGCCAATTTTCCATAATATAATTTTTAATACCTGTTTTAACTTGATCTTCCGTATTAAATGTAACTCTAAAATTAAAATCGTTAAAATCAACTGGGTATACTCTTTCTTTTTCTATTACAGCTATTCTTTTATTTGTAAATGAAACAGACATAATAAAATTTTTATAAATTGTTTTGATATCATTATTTTTACAATACTCTTGAATATTGTATAATCCAGAAATTTCGGTTCTTATATCAGATAATTTAAATTTTCCACTAACTGGGTCAAGAAATTCACAATTAATACGCAAATAATAATTGCCTACATTATCTGTAGTTGTGAACCCAAATGATTTTAATTTTTTAATAACATTATCATAATCATTTCGTGTTAATGGTTTAATACCTTTTGTACCAAATTTAACTTCTAATTCTTTATTTTCTGATAAATTTAACTGGTATGGTTTTGTATCATAAAATTTTCTAACTAAATTATCAAATTGTTTTTGAGGTGGCACTACATTTTTATCCTTTTTTTCTTCAACTATTTGTGGTTGTTGAAATAATTCTTTTGGTACTTCAATTTGTTGTTGTTTATATAATTTATTGGCGTCAGTATTCCAACCTAAACTATCGTCAGAAGAAGGTTTTTTGTCTTTTTCTTTTTCAGATTTGTCAGAAGAAGAAGAAGGTGTTATAGGCCAACCATATTCATCCACTTTGTGAGGTTTGTTTGGGTCATATTTTGCCCATTTACCATCATTCCAACCCATAGGAGATTTTGTGCCTTTTTCTTTTTCAGACTTGTCAGAACTTTCTTTAGGTGGGGTTGGAGGTGGGGTAAGAGGTGGTGTAGGTATAACATTTTTTGGAGGAGTTTCTACAAACATTTTGGCAATTTCCATACCTTCTTCCGTATTTATCCATACACTTTCTTGTGTCACGTTATTATAAAAATAATATTCTTTATATTTTTCAGAATAATGTTTAGTCCAAAGTGGAGGTTCATCTGGAGTGCGAGGTGAAAACCTTCTCCTAGGATTTTTTTTATCTTCTAAACCGGGGTTATTTGTTTTTACAAAATCTGTCATTGTTATATATATTATAAGACTATTTTTAAATTGTTCTTCATTTTTTTTTAAAATTAAAAATATTGAATAATTGCTTCATATAAATCTTTTTTGTTTTTACACTTGTTTGTTTCTTTATTAATAGTATCAATTGCTAATTTATTACACATTTCAACCAATTCTGAAAGTTTATATCCTGTTATTGTTTTTATTGGTTTATCAATATTATCTAATTTATAAAGTGTAGTTTTTATTTGTTCAGCGTTTATAGGATTTATTTCATAACCATATTTATCGTTTTGCAATAAATATATAATATGTAATTCATTACTATCATTCATTAGTAGTTCATAATATGTTTTATTTTTTACAAATAATACATTTAAATTTTCAATAGCACATAAAGTTAAAAATGTTTTGACATCCAATAGTTTTTCATTTGCTAAATTATTTTCAACATGAGTTAGTGTAGCAAATTTATATGTCTTAACAATTTGTTTTTCTTTTCTAATTTTTTCAACATATTCAATTTTGTGTTTTTTTTCTGTAAGTATATTTTTGTGTTCAAGTACTTCATATTTTGAATCTCCATATTTCATAATATAAAAACACCAAAACAATGTGTCTTTTTCTATTGGTATAAAAATAGTATTCTTTGGTTTTAGAATTTTAGAACTATTTTCATTTTTACTTTTAAAAGGAGTAATTTCTTTTTGTATTTTCATTTCTAATGATCTTTTAATATTTATTTCATCTAACATATAATCTTGTAAATTATCAAATACATGATTATAATTATATTCATTTATGCTCATCATTTATTTATTTTTGCTCTTATCTTTAATATCTTTTATAAAATATGTATTTTTATAGTCTTCTTTTTCTTTTTCTACTTGATGTAATGTTACTTCTTGTTTATTTACATAATTAATATATTCAGATAATTCATCTAAAAACTCATTTTTTAATTCAGATAAATTAATGTGAATACCATATTTATTTTCATTCATAATAATACTTGTATGTTTTTTTAATATACGAAGTATTTCGATTTGATTAAAATTATTCATATTTTCAATAGATTCGCGAATATAATTTAATTCACTAACAGAATAATTATTTATATCATTTGTTGTCATTGTTACATCGCTTGTTGCCATTGATAATTCCATTTTAAAATAATATATTACTATGTTTTTATATTATTATCATTATTAAATTATGGTAATATCTACATAATATTAGGATAAATTACACCTTTTC